AGATTATTGGTGTTTACGGTGCGATGCATCCTTTATTTTTTGGTGAAGTTATTGGTGTTAATCCTTCTGATCCAGAAGTAAAGGTTGAATGTGAAAGTGGTGATGTCATCACGATCATGAGGGATGACATCAACGCTGCTGTTGGTAAGTTGAGTCCTGTTGGATATTACACGGAAGATGGTTATTATGGATAAGATTGACGCATTAACAAAGACGTGGCTAGGTGAGACAACTGAGAAGGTGGCTGTGATACACGCTGCCTTTGAGGAAGTGCCTAACACGGTTGCGTTTGTCGAGATTGACGCTGCACTACCCCTACGGAAGAAGTTGGAGATTGCATTTGTCAAGACCAACACGATTACTGAGGCATGGTGGCGCAATGAAGGTGTGGTGTATATTGCTCCCGAAAAGACGTGTCGCAGCACAAGCGTTGGTGATATGGTACTTGTCGGTAAGGATAAGTATGTGTGTGGAATGACGGGTTGGACTACCCTAGATGGTGAAGAAGTACGATGACTGATGAAATTGCAGTGGTAATGGAAAGACGCATTAAAAATGCTATGACGGCAAGAAGTAATGTCGGCTCATGTTGGGGTAAGAACTATTGGGACATGGTTATCGCATATCTGTTGAGACAAGCAAACCGACTCAATTGATCATGAAGGATAAACACATTGCAGCACACATGAAGTCTGCATTTAACTATGCAGATTGCAGCACAGCAGAGAAACTCAAGGTGGGATGTGTGTTGGTTAAGGATGACCGCATCATCTCTATCGGGTATAATGGTATGCCACCCGGATGGTCTAATCAGTGTGAAACACTTTCATTCTTCACAGAAGACGGCAAGCAACTCCCCTCTCAAATTTTGGTAACCAAACCAGAAGTTCTACATGCAGAAGAGAACGCAATCGTCAAGCTTGCAAAAAGCAATGAGTCTGGTGATGGTGCGACAGCTTTTATTACACATAGTCCTTGCCTTTCTTGTGCAAAACTGTTATACTCATCAGGTATAATAGGGGTGTATTACACGCACCCATATAGAAATACTGCTGGGGTTAATTTCCTCAACGAATGTAAAATAGGAGTAAATCATTATAATGCAGACCATTGAACGAACAACCCTATCTGAACTGGTAGGTAATGAGCAGTATGCACGAAAGGTGCTCCCCTTTATACGAGGGGAGTATTTTGGTGACCGTACTGAGCGTATCGTATTTGAAGAGATACAGAAGTTCGTTGAGAAGTATAATGCTCTACCCACCAAGTCATCTCTGGAGATAGAGATTGACTCACGCAGAGACTTGAACGAGAACGACATCAAACGTGTGCTTGATGTGGTGAAGGAACTAGAAAACGACAAAGACGTGAACTTTGATTGGTTGGTTGAAACTACAGAGAAGTTCTGCAAGGATAAGGCGGTATATAATGCGATTGTTGAAGGAATTCAAATCATTGATGGAAAAGATAAAGAACGAGGCCCTGATGCAATACCATCTATTCTCACAGACGCCCTCGCTGTTGGTTTTGATAATAGCGTTGGCCATGATTACCTTCTGGATGCAGATGCCCGGTTTGATTACTACCATACGATAGAGCAGAAGATTCCGTTTGATCTGGAATTCTTCAATCGTATCACCAAGGGTGGATTGCCTCCTAAGACACTGAACATCGCTCTTGCGGGTACTGGTGTGGGTAAATCGCTGTTCATGTGTCATGTTGCAGCCAATTGTATGAACCAAGGTAAGAACGTCCTCTATATCACACTGGAGATGGCGGAAGAACGTATTGCAGAGCGGATAGATGCAAACCTAATGAACGTATCAATGGAAGATTTGCATGATTTACCCAAGACAATGTATGATTCCAAGATACAGAAGATCATCAAGGAGACAACAGGGCAGCTGGTAATCAAGGAATACCCTACTGCATCCGCACATTCATCACACTTCCGGGGATTGATCAAGGAACTAGCCATTAAGAAGAGTTTCAAGCCAGATATCATCTTCATAGATTATCTGAATATCTGTGCATCATCACGATTTAAGGGAGCCGCTAATGTCAATTCTTATATGTATATCAAATCGATTGCTGAGGAACTTAGAGGACTTGCAGTTGAGACTAACGTCCCAATTATGTCGGCAACACAGACGACTCGATCAGGGTTCTCCAACTCTGATGTGGGTCTGGAAGATACCAGTGAGAGCTTCGGTCTACCAGCTACTGCTGACCTCATGTTTGCACTCATATCTAACGAGGAACTTGACGCACTTAACCAAATCGCAGTCAAACAGCTGAAGAACCGATACAATGATCCAACGATGAATAAGAGGTTTGTCATAGGTATTGACCGTGCCAAGATGCGACTGTATGACCTAGATGAGTCACAACAACAAGGTCTTGCAGATAGTAATCAGACAGAAGAGGAAGAAATAGATACACCCACGTTTGATCAAACAGACTTTGGAGAGGGTTGGAAGGTATGAATAACCCGTGGTATGTGTGGGTGATGCTAGTATTCACATCTATGTTCCTCGTATGGGCATTATGGATGAAAATGAATGGATACACAATAGGATGACTGCATTATGGTATAAATGGTATATACACCTGAGAGAAGAGGGTTGCAACGTGCTGCCTTCTATTGTTGAAGGATGGTGGAACGCAATTCTAAACGACCTCCATTGGCACGAGGGCCCTAAGAAATGGGTTGACAATAGACCAGAAAGGTACTATAGAGGATGATATACATTTCCCCGCCATTTGGCAACTACATTTCCCTGCAAGATACCGTAAGCATCAAGGGCACGTTCACCTACCATCGTAGGAAAGGTCTGATATATCACACATTACGATCATTACGCCCTGTAAGAGGTGGATGGCGTAATCAGATTGGATTTCGTAACAAGGGTATTCATGCAGTTGATTTCACTGAACTGACTGATGTGTACTCCATATGCGGTTTGAACGAATCTGAGTGGACTTCAATGATTTCTCACATACCCGAATACACTCGACTAGAGCTCAACCTGTCCTGCCCAAATGTCCCTACTATTAGCATATCTGATGAGACAATGCAAGCATATTGCAAGAAATTCCCTGATCTGATCGCAAAGGTGCGCTATGACATACCGAATACGGATATACACAAATTGATGGACATGGGCGTGAAAACAATACATTGCAGCAATACTATACCCACATCTAAGGGCGGTATATCAGGTAGACAACTCAAAGAGGTCAATCTACCCAACATAGAGAGGATTGCGAAGACATTCACAGGAAGAATTATCGCTGGTGGTGGAATATATAATAAGCAGGATATAATAGATTATAGAAACTCTGGAGCATCAGATTTCTCTATATCCACCGTATATATCACCAAACCATGGCACATTAAGGAGATATATAATGAATCTCAAAGGGGATAGATTATGAAGATTAACATCACAAAATGGTATGTCACAGACGAAGAAACAGGTAATGGTATGGTGAAAATACCTCAAGAAGAGGTAGATATTATACTTGAAAAGCAGGGCTGGGATAACAATACACGCCTTGAAATAGTGGCATTTGGTAAAGGTTGGTATTTACAACAGGCAGAAGAACAAACAGGTAGGAAGAACGTGAGAATTATTGATGGTTATCTGGAACAGGACGATATGGATGCACTCAACAGCCTCACCATAGAGTATGCAAAGGTGCATTGGATAGGTGCAGAATCGAACCCAGAGATTAATGCTCTAACCAAACTGGTACATTCAACCAAACAATACCTAGATACACCCGCATTGGGTGCCACAGCGTGGTATAACGTGCGCCCAGTGGACCCCGTGTGGCATAATGATATATTGTCCTACAATGATAAATATCCCAAGGATAACCTTCCTGAGAGCACATTCATCTATTATATGAGAGTGCCAGACAGTGGAGGACATCTAGAGTTTGGTGGTCCGGGTACGCCAGAGGATTGGAAGGTAGAACAGACAATCGAACCAATACCCAATCGACTTGTATACTTTGATGCTTGTATGCAACATAGAGTGTCAGCGTATGAGGGTAATAGAGTATCCATTGGTATGGTATGGTGGAAGATCACACCAGATAGGTACGAAGAGCAGAAAATGGACGAATACAAGGTACTAGAGAGGGTGTGGGCATGAAAAAAATAAATGAAGACCAATATGCATTTATAACAAAGGACGGGTATGACCACCCCGCTGTGGTGATGCTAGAGGGTGAATATAAGGACGTTGCATGGGGATACACCTCTGTGAGTATACCAGAGAAGATCAAACATCAGGACAAAGCAGCCCTCAAATGGGAATTCGAGATACTGGATAATGCTGGTAGGGAATGGGATGAATTCAAGAACCAGACATTCGTAGACCTTATGGGAGATATCCTGTCTGACCAGATAGATGAACAGTTAGAGACAGGAAAGTTGCAGTTCAATGATTGAAATTAGCACATATTACAAGGATAAGGATACTGCAACAGTATGCTCATCTGCAACTGATTATTTTATTCAGTATAGAAAAGACGGTAAAGTCATCTGCACAGAGGCTTTCTCAGGTCAAAGTATATATTATGTAGAGGATGCTGCTGAAAACTGGTGTGCAGGAATAAAGCCCAACCCGTGGGATTAGAGAATGATTGACAAAGACCACATAATCGCCAACCTAAGAGAAGTATATGACCCTGAGATCAGTGTCAACGTATATGATCTAGGACTGATATATGATATAGAAATATGTGAGGATAGTGTGAATATCACTCATACACTAACATCTGCATTCTGCCCATTCGCTGATGAGATTGTCAGTAATATAAGACAAGCAGGAATGGTAGAGGGTATATTGACGGTTAATGTCATAACCACATTCGAACCCCTATTCACTATGGATTCCGTTCCTCTAAATACCAGAGCTCTACTGGGATGGTTATAAGGTGACTTTCATCATAGAACTCGTATTTATTTTAGGATTCAGCCTTAGTATAGATGCAACACAACTATATGGTATAGATA